GAGCTATATCAAATTATCAATGATGGCCTATCGGAAAATTAAAGGCCCAGAGTATTTCAAGGTCGGTATTGATATTAATAACAGAGTAATATGTGTATCCCCTGCAGTGGAGACCGAACCATTTGTGATTAAACCGACAGCGAGTCAGATTGAACGCAGATGCATTTTTATTACTCAAAAACGAGCTGTCATTGATAAGTTGATAAAACTAGGAATGCCAAAAGTTGTAGAAGGTCAACTGGTTGATGGAGAACTAATATTTCAATTCTAAAGGAGATTAAATCATGGAAAATCAAAATATCTTAACTATTAAATTCAATACATTGGACGATCTAGCAGTGCAAGTAGCAGATTGGAATGAGCGATTAAATCATCAATGCCAAGGCCAATGTATGTCAGAAAAGCCAATTATTAAAGTAACGTCGGGCACTAGTCTTGAACTAGCAGAAAGTAAACTCGAGGATACATTCAAGAAAGCAATTCAAAAGAGTAGTAAAAAGATTGCAGAAGGTATAAATCAACTTGAAGCTGAAGGTTGTAAGGTAGAAATCTTAGAAAATGAAGTGCCAGCGCCTGCAGATGATGTTCCTGTAACAGATTTCGAAGGTAAGCCAACAAAAACTAAAAAAGAAGAAAAGGTTGAACCGGCAACAGAATCGGTTGTAGAACCTGCTCCTGCTAAAACACCAACTAAGGAACCAGCTACTATTGAAACATCGGAACAGGATGCAGCATTAGATGTAACTGTTGAACCGGTAGATAAAAAAGCATTTTTCCGAGAAATGAAGGCCTGGATGGGGGAAGACAAAGGCCGTGCAGGAAAGATTATTACTGTCTTTAATAAATATGGTATTACTGAACGTTTTTCTAGTGACGTACTAACTAACGACATTATCACTGATTTAAAAACAGTAATGGTAGAGGAGAAATAATATGCCTAAACAACAATTTAAAGCTCAAGCTGATATTTGTAAAAAAGCGCTGGATATATTACATAAAGCAATCGAGATTGACCCTGGTAATGCTGAAGAATACCAAGTAGGTATAGCATATACAGAAGGTGTCATGAAAGCGTCCAATGCTATTGTAAAGGCTTGTGAAATTGTAGAACCTACTAAAAAGCAAAAGGAAGAGCCTAAAGCGGAGGAAGCTGAAACTAAAAGCAAGAAAGCAAAGACTACGGCTAAAAAGTCTAAGCCTAAAGAAGAACCAAAGCCAGTGATAGAAGTAGAGCCTGCACCTGTCGAAGAGAAGGAAGCAGAAGACCTATTCGCTATGTTTGGTGATTAAAGGGGGTATTCACTGTGGAGATTGTATCCAGTACCTATATTCACAAAATGTTCGATAGTGTAATTCTAGAGGCTCCTTACGGTGCGGAATATACAACTATACACCATATCGATTGTGGATTTACGTTTGGAGGCAGCTGGCAACGTAGATATTCATATCAGAATGGATATGTTACCGGTTCGAAATACTATACCTGTCCAAATTGTCGAGCATCTTCTAATCCGTATGATCATAAAATTTACTTCTCTATAAATGATGAGAGCGTATATCCTGTATCGGCTTATGTCGAAGTTATCAATTATAAGCACTTCCTAGATTTGAAGATTCGATATCAAGCTATCCAGCTTTTCTTTGATGGCAGAAAAAATGACTTAGGGATGTGTACAGAAACATTACGATTTGACTTCAAAAAGCGTAAGGCAACATTTATTGATAGGTTTAGAATTCATCATGAACTGACTGTTGATTATATCCGTGAAAACGAGATTATGCCGGTACTGAAATTCTTTGGTGATTCATACGCCATGACAGATTTTAACCGGAAGTATTTAAACAAAACATTTAAGACGTTACGTCTAATGTTTGAAAAACGATTGAAGAAAACTTACGGATATGGAACAAAGGATGTATATGTAGCACCTGGCGCTACAGAAGAAAACGGTTACCATTTTACGATGCTGCTCAATATGATTCTGAAGCTATCGGCACCTGATATGCCTAGCATTGTTAGCTTAATGAAACAATATGTGTATTGGACCAATGCTTACTGCTTATATCGATATACAAATATCCCTTTTGAAGATGATGTACTAGTAGCTACAAGAAAGGGTATGAACTTTCAAGCAGCGCTTAGACAATCATATAATGCCCCTAACAGTAGAGCCTTGCGAAAGCGTATGGTTGATGATCCATTGAGCGTATACATGTCTGATGTCCTTAATCTTTTTAACGATGAGAATTGTAGACGCACTATACTCACATTACGGCGTAGTAGGCATGAAGGTACGGATCCATATTTTGGTAAGGCCCACAATGCCAATGATGTACGTAAGGCGATGAGATTAAAAAGTCCACATGCAATGTTTATGTGGCAACAATTAATTAACCGGTGCGGTGAACCTACCATATTACGTTGGCTATTAGGTGAGGACATTCGTGATGTCGAGGACTGCGTAGATATGTATGCAAAACTCGAGCCCAAATACCAAGAGGCATTATGGAAGAAACGATTCAAGTTGAAGAACTTCCATGACGAAGTAATCAACATATTCAACAAGCAGGAATATGGAGATGTAATATTACCTGCTCAACCTCAATTACAAGCTGATATGAATGGGATGCACTTTATGGTGCCAAAGACTGCAGCTGATTTAATGACATATGGAAAGCGATTGAAGAACTGTGTAGGTTCATATCGTGACCGTGTCATTCAAGGGCAAGCAGCAATTGTGGTTGTCACGGATGATGACATGAATCCTATTGCATGCCTAGAGTTAGCCACTGGTAATAAGGTTAAAAAGGGTCAACCTAAATTTAATCATCTAGTGCAAGCGAAGTTATTCGCGAATGCACAACTAAAAAAAGACAATAAAATTCACTCTACAGTGATGAAATGGGCCAATCGTTTGAAGATTGAACCTCATACCATTGATGTGGACGCTAATGTTGTATAGGAGAGCACTATGAAACTCACAAAATTAGAATTACTAAATTTTAAAGGCTTGAAATCCTTTACTATACATTTCAATGGTGATGTTATTATCCGCGGGGATAATGCTACCGGCAAGACGACTGTATTTGACTCCGTATGTTGGTTGCTATTCGGTAAGGATAGCTTAGACAGAGCCGATTTTGAAATCAAAACATTGGATAGGGGCGAGCCTGTCCATAAAGTTAATCACGAAGTAACAGGTACTTTTACATTGGATGAAGGGGGCACTGTTGAATTAAAGCGTGTGTACCGGGAGAAGTACTCATCCCCTCGTGGCGGTGAAGTAACTATGACAGGTCATACGACAGATTACTTTGTCGATGGTGTTCCTAAAAAAGAAAAGGAATATAAGGAGATTGTAAACTCATTAGTTGATGAAAATATTTTCAAATTAATTACTAATCCGTTGTATTTTAATGAGACATATTCCTGGCAGAACCGCAGAAAGCTATTACTTGAGATGTGCGGAGATATATCAGATGAGGATGTTATTGCAGAATATAGTGAACTAAAAGCATTAACTGATATCTTATCAGGTCATAGTGTAGACGATCATCGTAAAGTGGTAGCAGCCAAGAAAGCAGCTATCAATAAAGAGTTGGACATGATACCTGTCCGTATTGATGAGGCATTACGAGGGAAACCTGTTATTGAAACGCCTCGAGATGTTCTTATTCAGGAGATTAGCTTAGCAACTACAACGCTAGAAACTCTAGAGGCAGACAAAGCATTATTAGTGAATGGACATACGGTTGTTGATACTAGAGCGGAGCTTAGAGATGTACAACGTCGATTGATGGCTCGTGAAAGTGAACTGCAGATAGAATATAAAAAACAATCTGCATTAAAGTCGAATGAATACGATATGGTTGTATCTGAACTTAACAATCTATCTTCTAAGGTTGAGAGCACCAAGCATCGCCTTGATACATCCAATAGGGATATTCAGCTTATCGAAAGCACTATTAACGAGTTAATGCATCAACGTCAGCAGGTCAACGAGGATGCATTTGTAATGGATATAGATGAAAATTGTCCAACTTGCGGACAAAAACTTCCTGCAGAGCAAATTCAAGCCGCACGTGAAAAAGCTGAAACGAAGTTTAACCTTAGAAAATCTAAGCGATTAGAAGAAATTAATCAGTCTATTGAACTGAAGCAACAGGACATTGAGAATATTAAAAAGCGAGATGCCAGCTTAGAGCCTGTTGAAACATTAGAGGCTCTTATTAAGGCGAAAGAACTCGTTAAGGAAACTATAACTGATGAGATTGGACAGCTAACAGTGCCAGTACTTGACGATGATTCTATATATGCTGATTTAAAAGCAGAAGAGTTTATGCTGCAGATGAAACTCGATGAATCTAATACAGATCACTCTGAAGAAATTGCAGACATAGACAAACGTATTGCTACAACGAAAGAACACCGCTTTAACCTTGAAACTGAATTGAATAAATACGAAGAGGCTAAACGGATTGATACTCGTGTAGCAGAGCTAGAAAGTCAACAGGCTGAATTAGCAGCAGAAAAATCAAAGCTCGATGAAGCCTCTTATCTGATGGATGAATTCGTTAAGGCCAAGGTCAATATGCTGGAAGATGTTATTAACTCGAGATTCAAACTAGCACGATTCAAGATGTTTAATGTTATGTTGAACGGCAACGTTGAGGAATGTTGCGAAACCACCTATAAAGGGGTTCCGTATCGCAGCATGAATAACGCTGCACGTATTAATGTAGGCCTTGACATCATCAACGCATTAACTAGCTATTTCAAAGTGAATGCTCCGGTGTTTATTGATAACGCTGAAGCGGTGACTGAGTTTGTTCCTGTAAATAGTCAAACAATTAAGCTCATTGTTGATGAATCAGAACCACAATTAGTGGTTAAGGAGGTGTGAGTATGACTGACTTACAAATTTTTAATAATGATAGATTTGGACAAGTTCGGATTATTCCGGTAGATGGTGAATTAATGTTTGTCGCTAAGGATGTATGTGATTGTTTAGAAATTACAAAGCACCGAGATGCAATCAGTCGACTAGATTCTGATGAAAGGGGGTCGGTTAAACTGGACACCCCTGGAGGGAAACAAGATATTGCGGCTATTAACGAATATGGGCTATATAGCCTGGTGTTATCAAGTCGAAAACCTGAAGCCAAAGATTTCAAACGTTGGATTACGCATGATGTAATCCCGGCTATTAGAAAAACCGGTTCTTATTCTATGGTGATTCCGCAGACATTGCCTGAAGCCCTTAGAGCATATGCCGATGAGGTAGAATCACATAATGCAACGAAAGCCATTGTAGCACAACAAGAACAGCAGATTGCGGAGTTTAAACCGGTTAAGGATTACGTAGATAAAATTCTCTCAAGTAAATCCTGCTTAGCGATTACTCAAATTGCAGCTGACTATGGCCTTAGTGCTCAAGAGTTAAATAAAATTTTGCATGAAGCTGGTCTACAACGTAAGGTCGGTGATCAATGGATTCTGTACAAGCAACATATGGCTAAAGGTTTCACCAAATCAGAAACCTTTACATTTTGCAGAAGTGATGGTCGCTTAGATTCAAAAATCACGACTAAGTGGACACAAAAAGGCCGCTTAGAAATTCATAGTATCTTAACTAAATTAAACATCCACGCTGTATGTGAAGACGTAGCATAGGAGGCACACAATGGGAGAAATTGCGAAAACACAAACACAATTACAAACTCAATCATTGAAGACTTTAGTATCGAGTGAGTCTATAAAAAAACGATTCAATGAAATACTAGGGAAGAAGTCAGCAGCATTTGTATCTAGTTTGATTTCTGTTTCTAATAATAATGAACTCTTAACTAAGGCAGACCCTACGACTGTAGTTACTGCTGGTATTATGGCAGCTACACTAGACCTTCCTATTAATCAAAATTTAGGCTTCGCGTATATTGTTCCATTTTATAATGGCAAAAAGAAAATTTATGAAGCCCAATTTCAAATGGGATACAAAGGGTATATTCAGCTAGCCATTAGAGCTGGCAAATACAAAAAGATTAATGCCATTAAAATCTATGAAGGTGAAATAAAGAAACGGAATCGACTAACAGGTGAATTCGAATTAGGGGCCCCTACCGGGGATGCTGTTGTTGGATATATGTCCTATTTCCGATTGGAGAATGGGTATGAACAATATCTATACATGAGTAAAGAAGAAATGGAAGCACATGCTAAAAAGTATTCTCAAACTTATAAAAAAGGTTTTGGACTTTGGAAAACTGACTTTGATGCGATGGCTATTAAAACCGTACTTAAACAGTTGCTAAGCAAATATGGTATTTTGTCTGTTGAAATGCAGAATATGACGAATGCTCTCACCTCAGATGGCGCCGTCATCCGTGATAATGATGGAGAACTCACACCTGATTTTGAAGGAGAAACCATCGACGTTCAATCTGATGTGGCTGAAACTATTGCTAATAACGCAAATTCAGAAACGATTGATATTGAACCTACTCCTACGAATGAATTCGTAGATCCTGAAACAGGCGAAGTCGTCAATATGTTTGGTGATTAATTGTGATTAGTATTCAAGCATTCGGTAGTAGCTCAAAAGGGAACTGCTACCGAATTAAAACCTCAACTAATGGGGATGAATTATTACTAGATGCAGGATTAGCATTTAAAGACATACAGCGTTATTGTCGGTTTAATTTTGTGCATCTATGCGGCGTATTAGTGACTCATCAACATGGAGACCATTGCAAGGCCGTTCCTGATTTATTAAAACTCGGACATCGCGTGTACATGCTAAAAGATACAGCTGAGGCCATCTACGTTGCTAGCCATCATAAAGTAGTCTATATAACGCCAAAGATTCAATTTTCTGTTGGCAATTTTACTATTCTACCATTTGAATTAGAGCATGATGTTAAGAATGTAGGGTTTCTAGTTTCTGATGGGGAAGAGAAACTCTTATATATTACAGACACCTATTATTGTCGGTACACATTTAAAGATGTGAATCACATTATGGTCGAGTGTAATCATTCTTATGAAATCCTGAACCAACGTGTTGACGATGGATGCCTACATGAGAAACGCATGGAACGATTAATTCAATCCCATTTTTCGTTAGAGAATGTTATTAAATTTCTAAAGTCTATGAACCTTACTAAGTGCCAGGACATTCGACTGCTTCATTTATCTGATGAAAACTCTGATGCAGCTATGTTTAAGCAAGCTGTTGAAGCTGCCACAGGTAAATATGTAGTCGTAGAACAAGAAAGGAGTCCATTATGATTGTTAAATCGATTCAAATTACAGATAACGATATCAATATCGCCTATCAGAAACCATCTGCTACAGGTTTGACAGATGTCTTTACCATTAAATCTAAAGATGATCCACGACCTGAACTCATGCAAGCATTCAGTCGACTACAGGCTATTATGAAAAAGAACTTTGAATTCCTGGAAGAGTTTAATATCCCGTTTGTCGTAAGGCAATTCAAGTTTAAATATGGCGTTATCGAGGACGCGGTGGAGAAAGTCGGCGTTGAAGGCATTATACAAGATGCAACCTCAACTGATGAACTGAAATTCAAGACTGATTGGTTGCCGGTAGAGTATGCAGACCGTACATTCGCTATTTCAGTGCAAGACTTGATTGATGAATGTGTAAGGTTTATTGCTGGTAAACGTGCACAAGGAGCTTTATTTGCAGACGAGGAATGATGATTTATGGCAAAAGACCAATCCTATTATTTTAGCCATGATGTTACAGCGAGCAGTGATCCCAAGATAGTGGCGATGATATCTGAATATGGAATGATCGCGTATGCATGGTGGTGGATTATTCTTGAAAAGCTAGCATCATATGAAGATTACAAACTGCCATTAAAAAGATATACATTTCTTGCTCTTGATAATGAGTTAGGAGTAAAAAATGAAGAAAATTCAACATGTGTTGAACATGTGTTCAAACAAAATGAACATGTGCTTGAACAAAATGAGTTATGTTCAATGTGTTCATTTTTGTTCGTAAATTCATTGATTTCAGACTATGAATTATTGGCTTGTGATGATGAATATTTTTGGTCTCCGAGTTTAACACGGCGCCTTGAATTTCGAAAAGTTAAAAACGAAGAACTCCGCGAAAAACGTAGGCTCGCAGGCATTAAGAGCGGAGAGGCCAGACGTAAAAACGAACAAAAACGAACACGTGTTCAACAAGAACGAACACATGTTGAGCAAAACGAACTAATAAAAGAAAAGAAAATAAAAGAAAATAATATAGAGAGAGATACGCGCGCACGTGAAGATGAAAATCCTCTATCTATGTTTGACGATGATGAAGTAAAAAATAAACCCATTTACGATTTGTACATGAAAGCAGTCGGAGATGTATCACCTGTCATTAAAGACCGATTAGATGATCTGGTTGAGTCTTATGGGAAGGAACGAGTTATTGTTGCTATCAATACCACAGCGGATAACGGGGGTAATAGCATCAAGTATGTTGAAACTGTCACGGCAGGGAATCTGAAGAAGGAGGTGCAAAAAGATTTTGGAACAAGTAAACATAACGGAAATGCTAGAAACGTTTCTCGAAAAAAGGAAGAAGTCGACTGGCAAGCAGAATACGAGCGAGTCCATGGTAAAGGATGAGTTCTTTTATCCTGTGTATGATAAGCCTGTAGTGATTAAGGAGAATGTTAATGGAGCCTATGCTGCAGTTGGTATCCCTCGGCGATACTATGACATGGATTTTGAGTGGTTACGTAAACATGGCAGCTTCCCTAAAGAGAATTCTGAAGCATATGCCGTAGTGAAACAGTATGTGGATAACCTAGAGTCAAATCTTAAAAGTGGCAAAGGATTGATTTTAAGGGGCCCTGCTGGCACTGGAAAAACTTCTATAGCAGTTAGTATTCTGAAAGAGGTTCTAGCGCTAAAACAGGGCTGTATGATGATTTCTATGCCTAGTCTATTGGACATTATGCTCACATTATTTAAGGGTGATAGAGTTGCGTTTCTAAATTATGAACAAAAGCTCAGGAATATTCCGCTATTGTTATTAGATGATTTTGGAGCGGAGTATTCTAAATCTGATTGGGTGCACACAAAAGTTGAAAGCATTATTATTGGCCGATACCATGATATGAAGCCAGTTATACTGACAACTAATTATAATAATGACCAAACAAAAGACCATTATAGCGAACGAGTGATTGATAGATTACGTGGCAAAGATTATGAAGAGGCTATATTTTGGGGAGACTCGCACCGATGAAGATTATCCTACGTTGTCAGTTTCGATTTAGAAAGAAAACCCATGATAGGTTCCCTACATTGAACGAGTACATTGATTGTGAGCGTGGTTCGACCATAGCGGCGGCTGCTATGAAAAAGAAATGCACCGAGCAGGTCAAAGAACAATGTCTATCACAACAGATAGAATCGGTTAAGGGGAAAGTAGACCTGTTATTTGAATGGCACTCATCGACCAGGCATGATCCTGACAATGTAGCGTTCGCTAAGAAATTTATTCTTGATGGTCTACAATTGGCAGGTGTATTAGAAAATGACAATAGAAAGTTCATAGGCACGATGGCAGATGAAATTATAACTGATACAGAGAATTATGTAATCCTGCACATATCGGAGTGTATGAGTATATTCCTGTAAAGAGTGTTAATTAAAGCGAGGTATTATGAAGAAAAAGCTTGTATATGTGGCTCATCCATATGGTGGAAAGAAGAGCAATAAAGAAAAAATAGACAAAATCATGCAAGAACTGGTGATGGTTGATATTACACATGACTATGTATCACCTATCCATAATTATGGGTTCATGTACTTAACCGGAGACCAATATCAATTTGGCTTAGGCATATGTCTAGGCCTACTCAATCATTGTGATGTACTGGTCTTGTGTGATGGCTGGGAGACTAGCCGAGGTTGTAAAGGCGAATATGAATACGCTAAGAAACATGGTATTGCTACATTTGTGTTAAGCGAATGGAAAGCAATGAACATGATTTAATTATTGTTAGATACTTCTTATGAAGTTGGTATAAACACAATTCGGACTAAACTACAAATTTAAAAGGGGGAGATGTATTTGAATGAATACGAGATTGAAAAAATCACTAGGTTGGCCACTGAGGTGGCCACAAAAACCTACTATGAATTAGCCAAGCAAGAAAATGCACAGCTAGGTCGTAAACTTCGACACAACACGATCAAGCTGCTTAAGCATTATAGTCAGTTACAGTCATACGTAGACAATGCTATCACGGATTCGACACAAGCCGAGGATATATGGCTCAATGAACTGTTAATTGATATGTTTGACGATAAAAGCATTGTGAAAGTGAATGCGATTGTTAAAAGCAAAGAAAAAACAGCATTGATGATGAGGCACGTAAATAACATGCTCGATATCTATGCTGAGAAGTGTAGCGACAAGCAATTCAAATATTGCGAATGCATGCGCAGGTATTATATTGATGGAGAAACATTAGAAGAGATTGCAGAATCATTCCCTGAAAAGCCTGATGTACGGACTATCAAACGTTATATTGCAAGAGGTATTGAAGAGTTATCAGTTTTGCTATGGGGCGTTATTGGATTAAATACAAAGCTAGCCTGAAAATTGTCCCAAAACTGTCCTAGACCTGTCCTTCTTGACAGTTTATAATGATAGTGTGAGTTAATAGGGAAACGATTAATCTCTCTCGACACAGTGAATACCTAGAACACTAAAGCGAAAAAGCCCCTGCTTCGGCAAGGGCTTTTTGCTATAGGTTAGCTAATCCTATAAGACAGTGCGATCGCAACAGGATGCAAGTTAATGGCAAGTTATATACTAAACGTAAATAACAAACGCGCGTTTACCGTAGTCACGAGCATAACGGCGTTTACCAGTCTTAGGGTCTGTTACATATGCAACAAATTTCTTTGTGCCACGTTTAGACCCGCTTTGAGATGTATTAGACATATTAGCTTTTCCTTTCATAAATTTCTCTGAAGAGATTTATGGCGGGCCCGCACTATTTATATTATAACCATTATTTATTGATTAAACCAGTATTGAGATGTAAATGAAAAAGACCCCGGAATCCGGGGCCTTTTTCATAGACGGAACAAGTAAACTTGTTTTGAAATAAAATGAGTTGTAGCTAATAACTCAAAGCATCCTTTATACGTCTAAACATCTCACTAACATAATATCACTAAAATATAAAAAATCAATCGTAGGATTGCAGAAAAGTTTACTTTTATTTTATAAATGAAAAATAGAACGAATATTCCATACTAGATATTGTTTTTATAAAACAATATAACAATATATAGTATATTATGATGATAAAATCGAATATAGTTATGCAAAAGAAGAATGGTACGAGGTGAATACGATTGACAGATGTGTATTGTGAAAAGAGGCGATGCCTCAATAATGTAAAAGGTTGGTGTAAGGCCAATGGAATTCATATAGACCATATGTGTAAATCGTATGCACCATCACATTCGTTAGTAAAGACAAAAACCGCAAAGGTTCATAAGGAGTGCGGTAAATATAAGCAGAATAAAGGAGTGCTGAAATAATGGCAGATAACATTATGATCCATTGCGCGTATACAGATTTAGTAGATATTACCTCTGTAGTTCCAAACCCTAGAAATCCTAACCACCATAGTGATAAGCAAGTAGAGTTGTTAGCCAAAGTGATAAAAGCACAAGGTTGGCGAGCTCCGATTACGGTGAGCAACCGTTCTGGGTTTATTGTAAGAGGCCATGGGCGGTTAATGGCTGCACAATTATTAGGCCTAGATACTGTTCCAATTGACCGGCAGGATTATGAAAGCGAAGCTGCAGAGTATGCAGACCTGATTGCAGATAATAGAATCGCCGAACTATCAGATATCGATAATACCTTATTAGGAGAGTTATTAGCTGATACGGGAGATTTTGCTGAGTTTACAGGTTATTCTGACGATGATATAGCTAGCCTATTAAACCAGGTAATGGCAGATGAAGTTCATGAGGATGATTTTGATGCAGAAGAAGCTATCAAATCAATTAAAGAACCTATGACAAAGTTCGGTGATGTATGGATGCTAGGTGAGCATATGTTATTGTGTGGCGACTCAACAAAGACAGAATCTCTTGATTGTCTACTGGGGGGGGGGGGACGTTGTTGATATGGTATTTACAGACCCACCGTATAACGTGGCTTATGAGGGAGGTACAAAGGAAGCTCTTACCATTCAAAACGATAATATGTCAGATGCTGAATTTGATATATTTCTTGATGATGTATTCGCTTTGGTTAACAAAGCATTAAAACCTGGTGGAGCGTTTTATATCTGCCACTCTGATAGCTGTGGTGGGCAATTTAGACGTGCGATTCGAGATAATGATTTACTTATCAAACAATGCCTGATTTGGGTTAAGAATACATTTGTAATGGGGCGCCAAGATTACCAGTGGAAACACGAACCAATACTATATGGATGGAAACCTGGGGCTAGTCATAAGTTTTATGGTGGCAGAAAACAATCTACTGTGATTGATGACAATCTTCCTCTTGAAATAGAAAAAAGATGGAGATGACTATATTCTTCATTTTTCTAATGAAACGGACCATATTGTAGTAAGAGTGCCTGGGTATGAAATAGAAGTTAATAATGGCACTGAATGTGATTCTATATGGCGATTTAATAAGCCATTAAGAAATGGTGAACATCCGACGATGAAACCGATTGCATTATGTGCACAGGGAGTTAAGAACTCATCCAAACCTGGAGAACTTGTATTCGAACCGTTTGGTGGTTCAGGTTCTACATTGATTGCCTGCGAACAAACAAAGCGTAGATGTAGATGCATCGAATTAGATCCTAAATACTGTGATGTAATAGTAAGGCGGTACATCGAATTTATTGGAAATAATAAAAATGTATATGTGATTAGAAATGGGCAACGCTTAGAATTTTCTGAGGTTGCCCAATAGTTTTTGTAAACAACATGAATTGAGTGAGGTGGTGCTGCCATGTGACGACACATCAGCAAGCGCACAAGGACTACCTAAACGGCATGAAGTATAAGGATATTGCCGAGAAGTATGGGGTGTCATTGGCGACTGTTAAATCGTGGAAGACACGCTATGGGTGGTTCCGCGATACATCAAAAAAAAGTATGCATACAAAAAATAAAAGTACGCATACAAGAAAACGAGGGGGCCAGCCTGGTAATCATAATGCATTATACAATGCTGGTGGTGCACCTAAACAAAATCAAAATGCTGTTAAGCACGGATTGCTAGCGAAATATTTACCAAAAGAAACTTTAGACATTGTTATGGAAGTCGAAGAATCAAGCCCCATTGATATTCTATATATGAACATAAAAGTTCAATTTGCACGTATTATCAGAGCGCAAAAGTTGATGTATGTTGATGGGATAGAAGACCATACACGAGTCACTGAAAACAGGACAGAGGTTACTATTGACCCTGCTAAAGGGACCAGTCGTTCTGTTACCAAAACAGATAAGGTCATTTCTTCGGTAGACAAAGAAGTAGTATTTATGAAGGCCCAATCAGTGGCAATGGCCACTTTAACTAAAATGATTCAGCAGTACGACGTTATGTGTCGCAGTCCGCTAGCTACAGACGAACAACGAGCAAGAATTGATAAGATTCGCGCTGAAGTTGCCAATATTTCTATGGAGAATCGGACGATTGATGTTAATGTAAATCACAATCCATTAGCTGGCTTAAGTACTGAAGAAATTAGAAAAGTTATTGAAAAAGAGGATAGATAATATGGAATTCACACCGGCTGTTGTACAGGAGTTCAAATATGAACTTGCGAGACGTGAATTCTTTTATTTTTGCCATCTATTAGAGGGTGACTTTTATGAATACGACCGTCAATATTTAGTTGATTTGTGCGATGCATTACAAGATTTTTATGAGGGCGATATCTACAATGTTCTTATTCTTAACTTACCACCTCGTCATGGTAAAAGTCGTACAGCTCAAATGGCCGTCAAGTGGATACTTGGCAAGAACCCTGTTGAAAAAGTCATGACAGGTTCATATAACACAACTCTATCAACTACATTCGCAAAGAATGTTAGAAATGACATTCAAGAAGTTAAAGCTGATAAAAACAGAGTGGTGTATACCGACATATTCCCTAACGTACGTATCAAGCGTGGCGATGCTAGCATGGATATGTGGTCGCTTGAAGGTGGTTATAATAGTTACCTCGCGACTTCCCCTAGTGGTACCGCTACAGGCTTTGGTGCCTCTATTCTGATTATCGATGATATTATCAAGAACGCCGAGGAGGCTTACAACGAGAACACTAAGGCAAAGCATTGGGATTGGTTCACAAATACTATGCTTTCACGGCTCGAGGAAGGTGGCAAGATTATAATCATCATGACACGCTGGGCGAGTGATGATCTAGCAGGTAGGGCTATCGAACACTTTGGGGATAAAGCAAAGGTTATTACTATGAAGGCCTTACAGGACGATGGCACAATGTTATGCGACGATGTATTGTCTTATGAAAGTTATCAAGAAAAGTGCAGGGCGATGGGTGAGGATATAGCCAGTGCGAACTATCAACAAATACCGATTGATTTAAAAGGGTGCTTATATTCTGAATTGAAAACCTATGAGCATATTCCTTGCAATGAAGCTGGCGAACCTTTATTTACTCAAATTAAAAACTACACTGATACTGCTGATACTGGCGAGGACTGGTTAGCAAGTATCACGTATGGCATTTATAACAAAGAGGCTTATATATTAGACGTTGTATTTACGAAAGCAGCAATGGAACAAACAGAACCTGCTGTTGCTGAAATGCTATATCGTAATCGTGTTAATGTAGCAGATTTTGAAAGCAATAATGGTGGTAGAGGGTTTGCAAGACAGGTTACACGGCTGTTACGTGATGAGTATAAAAGCAATTATACAAAGGTTGTAGCGTTCCACCAATCTAAAAATAAAGAGGCTCGCATATTATCCAATGCAACTTGGGTTATGGAGCATATTTATTTTCCTATAAACTGGGCTGACAAATGGCCTGATTTTTATAAAGCTATCACACGTTATCAACGTGAAGGCAAAAATGAACATGACGATGCTCCGGACGCATTAACAGGTATTGCAGAAAAGCTGACTGCACCGGACTACAAGTCAACACGTACCAATATTTATTAGGAGGCTTATTTATATGGCTATTATGGCAAATCCAAGAGATAGCGAATACGAATTACTGCATGACGCTTATTATGGAACAGGCATGTTCGCTAATGGTGGTGCGTTACCTAAATATTCTCGTGAAAGCGCACAGAATTATGAGTACCGCAAAAAACTTTCATATTATTTAAACCATACAGGGCCGATACTCAATGCGAGTGTCGACCCTATTTTTAAAGATGAAATATCACGCGACTATAATAAAAGCGAAGTTTTTGCTTCATTTTTGGAAAACGTAGACCGATTAGGGACATCGCTACAAGAATTTATGCGTTTTAACGCAACGCAAGCAAAATTGTATGGCGTTATGTATATCATTGTCGATAACGTAACAGAGCTTGGTGAAACGATGGCCGATATGATCTCTAAACGCCAATTCCCTTACCTATATGCAGTTGAGCCTAAGTGCGTATATAACTGGCGAATTAGTGAAGCAGGCGAGCTGGAATTTTTTGCGTACACATCTCAAGTGTTCGATGAGGAAGGTAATGCAAAAACGCAGTTCCATGAATGGACAAAAACATCATGGGTAACAAAAGACGAAAATGGCAAAGTAATTGCACAAGGTGAGCATAATATCGGTAGAATACCTGTCGTTCAGTGGTTTGGGCGTAGCTCAAAGAAAACAGATATATTGCCACCTCCTGAATTTCTATCTATTGCAAGAACTAACCACCAAATATATCATCAATGCTCGTTACTATCTCAAATACTAAGCATGCAAACGTTTAGTATTTTGACCTTGCCTGATAACGGTCAAAATATTGGTGATATTACACTTGGTACAAATAACGTGCTAATGTATCCGGCCGAATCAGGGCATGCTCCTGCGTTTATCGCACCGGATATTGGACCGGCACAAATTCTGATACAAACAATTAAAACGCTTACAGATGATATGTACCGACTGTCAGGAATTAACTCAGTAATAGGCGTACAGGAGTCAAAAAGCGGTGTAGCTAAGCAATGGGATTTTGAACGAACCAATCAACGGTTGGCTGATTTCTCTGTGCAGTGTGAAAACGCAGAATATGACATCATTGATTTATATGAATTGTGGACAGGCGAAAATATCGGCTATAAATGCGATTATCCTCGCAACTTTAAAATTAATGACGTAGCCGATGTTATCGCTCAATCTCAATCTGTACTTGATTTAGACCTTGGCAGTAACACTTTGAAAGTCGAAACAGGTAAAAAAGTATTGGACAGTTATGTACCTAATCTTGAGCCTAAAGAGTACGACAAAATTATTGATGAAATTGAAGAAGCTGTTCAACGACAAGAACAGGATCTTGCATATCATGATGATGAAGGGAACGAAGTAGATGAGGACGCAGAAGGAGATAGACAAGGCGATAACCAACTTCGAGGCAGAGATAAAGAAACTCCTTGAATTAGGTTATAGTCCTAAGCAAGCTGTTAAAAAGGCTTATGAGGCATATCCTGTTATGCAACTGATGAAGCC